GTAAATGTAACAATTTTAGCACCGTCTGCACCACCAAATAAGAACTTACCGCCTGACCAAACACGACTGTCTAGTGAAGCAGGAAGTGTGTCTATAGTACCGTAAGCATCTAAACCTTCTAAAGTAATAGTAGATGAAGCTAGTGATACAATGTATTCTGAAGTAGTACTAGCAGAAGACCATTTCTTAACTAACCAATTGTAGATAAGTAATGAACGACCACCTGAAGTATTAGGATAATTCCATATAACAATGTTTCTAATTGGGTCTACAGCAGCACTAATAGTATCTTGTTGTGCTAAAGCCATGTTTTCGTAAAAGTATTCGTCTACCTTATCGTTACCAATGTTATATACATTAGTACCGTCACAACCATAGAAACCGTCATCCGCTAAGAAGTATGTAGTAGGTCCGTATTGTGTAACTGAACCTGGTGTATTACAACCTAAGTTACGTGAGATAGCGTCAAACTGAAAGAATAATGGTGAGCCAATATATGACATGCGGTAAATAGCACGTTCTAATAAAACAATACCAAATTCACCGCCTGTAATGCCAGTAATGTTTCCACCTTCTGCTATAATTTGATAGTCGGCTTGTGAAGCACCGCCTGAAGTCCAGTCAGTTTCATCATTAATGTCTGACCATTGTAATTTGTTAGGAGTGCCACTAATGTTAGCAGCCACTACAAAGTCTCTAACTACTGTAATAAATTTAGCTATAGGAGCTGTAGCAGATACGTCTGCAAAAGCTGTAGAAGTACCTACATACCATGCTTGTATTTTAGCTGTGTTATTAGATGCTAATACTGCTTGACCAAATTGTGTGAAACTCCAGCGTTCTGAGCTAGAATAATTACCTGTTTTACTTACGTTTACTAAAGCTGTAGTAGCTGGGTTAAACTTAAATAGTTTAGTATTCCCACCTGCAAATAACTGTGTTTCTAAGTTAAACTTAGCTGCAGTTACATTGTTTAAGTCTTCACTAGCTGCACTAGAATAGTCAGCAGATAATGGAAATGGACCATAACCTATCGTTAAAGGATAGACGTTATTAGCCTCTAGTAAAGCGTTTGCTGTTGTAGGCTGGTCTGGTAGCCATTCTGTAAAAGCTATTCTTTGCGTAGGCATTCATTTTCCTTAAACGGTTACTTCATCCCAAGATGTTGTTGCTTCGTTCCAAGTATATCTTTTATCATCTGTAGGCATATCTACAGGTGCTTTCCATTGTGCTGTAGTTTCATCTAATACCCATGAAGCAAATGGTTTTGGTGCAATAAAAGCATCACGACCTTCGTCATAAGTGTATCCAACACCAGCATAATTCTTACGAATGTTACCGTTATAAGAAGTTTGTTTCCATGTTCCACCTAAAAGGTTAGAACAGAATTTAATACCTAACTCTTCAGACTCTTGACCTTGTTCATCAAGAATGTCTTGGTTAGATACTACTATTACTTGAGTTACTACGTTGTTTTCTAATTTAGCAAAATGTGCCAATTTATTTCCCCTTTGTTGTTAAGCTGTATAAGTGCCTGAAGCAGTAAATTTAATTATAGTATTAGCACCTGATGTTGTAACAGTTGGGCTTCCTGTAGTTGTTCCTGTATATTTAGCTGTAGGAACAGATAATATTACTACACCTGAACCGCCAGCACCTCCAGTTGAACCATTTTCTGCTGCACCACCACCGCCACCTCCAGTATTTGCTGTTCCTGCTGTTCCATTAGTAGAAGCACTACCGCTACCTCCGCCACCAGCACCGCCAGTTCCTACTGAAAGTCCTGATGCACCGCAACCACCACCACCACCTGCATAAGTAATTGAAGAACCTGTTATGCTAGATGCAGTTCCTGCTCCACCATTACCACTTTGGCTACCTGTGCCTGCTGCACCTACAGAAGATGCACCTCCTCCACCTCCTGATGGATAAGGATTGGTGCTATTACCATTGCCACCTGCAAAACCTTGACCAGATGTTCCAGAACCTCCAGTAGTTGTAAAGCCACTAGCTCTAGAACCACCTGCACCAGAACCACCAGAACCAGCAGTATTTGTGTTTGATGCAACAGCAGAACCTCCGCCAGTAGATGTAACTGTTGTAATACCAGTTCCACTTAATACGGAATTACTTGCATTAGAACCAGAACTACCTCCACCACCAACTGTAATAGTATATGTATTTCCAATACCTAAAAATGTAGATGAAGTTAAATACCCACCAGCACCACCACCGCCACCACCATTATTACCTCCACCGCCACCTCCTGCAACTACTAAATAGTCAGCAGAATAAGCACCTACTAAACTACCAGAGCTTGTAAATGTATGTATTGTGTTTCCACCAGATGATGTTACAGTTCCGCCTGTAAATACTTGTGAGCCAGCGTATGAGATGATAACTGTTCCGCTACCGCCTGCACCTCCTGGACCTCCATAAGTTCCACCACCACCGCCTCCTCCACCGCCACCACCTAGGTTAGCAGTTCCAGAAGTTGCAATAGTTTGAGAGTTGCTTCCTGCACCTCCTCCACCTGAACCTCCTGCTCCTGGTGAACCTCCAACGCCAGCACCACCACCGCCTCCGCCTGCATAAGTTACGGATGAGCCTGATATAGAAGATGAACTTCCTGCACCGCCAGCAGAACCAGCAGCACTAGAAGCACCAACAGCGGATGCACCACCACCTCCACCACCTCTTACTCCTGCTGCACCTGCTCCACCATTATTTCCTTGACCAGATATTCCAGTTCCTCCAGCAGCTGACAAATATCTATCGCCACCACCACCAGAACCACCATTTCTACCAACATTTGAACCAGAAGGACCTTGGTCTCCACAACCACCTCCACCACCACCTGTAGAGGTTACAGTAGATAAACCAGTTCCTGATATTACTGAATTTGAACCATCTCCACCTGGGTTTTGACCAAAGCCTCCAGAATTAATTGCTCCGCTAGCACCACCACCACCAACTGTTACAGTATAGGTAGCAGGATAATAAAGTGTAGTTGTGGAAGCAAGTAAACCTCCTGCTCCTCCACCACCACCTTCAGCAGCACCACCTCCACCACCACCAGCCACTACTAAATAACTAGCTGTAACTGCTGTAGCAGGGACTAATGAACCTGAAGCTGTGAATGTATGTATTTGGTTACCACCTGAAGTAGTAAGAGTGCCACCTGTGAATTTAGGTGTAGCAGATGTGTAAGATATGATAACTACGCCTGAACCTCCAGCAGCACCTGAAAATCCACTTGCTCCCGAAGCTCCTCCACCACCACCACCTGTATTAGCCGTTCCAGCAGTTCCGTTTGTAGAAGTTCCACCACCAGCTCCGCCGCCTCCTGCACCACCTGGTGCTTGATTACTATTATTAGCATTACCGCCACCGCCACCGCCTGCGTATGTTACAGAGCTACCTGAAATTGAACTTGCTGTTCCTGCTCCGCCTACTCCTCCATTATTACTAAATGCTGACCCGCCTACAGCACTAGCACCACCACCGCCACTTCCAGCAGAAAAATTAGTTGCAGCAGAAGCACCACCAGCAAAACCTTGTCCACTTACTCCTGTTCCACCTGGAATAGCGCCACCTGAAGTATATTGTCCCGCACCACCACCTGAACCGCCATTGCCACCGCTAGCATTTAAACCACCACCACCGCCACCGCCTGTAGTAGTAACAGTTGTAATTCCTGTGCCTGCAAAAGAAGACGATACTCCTGTTGACCCAAGACTTGACCCAGCAGCACCACCAGCACCTATGGTAACTGTATAAGTATTAAGAGTTGATAAAGTAAATGTAGAAGTTAAAAGACCCCCTGCACCACCACCACCGCCTACATTATTATTTGCGCCACCACCACCACCTGCTACAACAAGATAGGATGCAGCTACATTGGTACTTTTAGATGATAGAACACCATAAGCTCTGGCTGCTTGTATGGCTAGTCTTGACAATAATGACATTGTTAATTCCTATTTGAATTGTGTTTGTGCTGCGAATACTGTGAAAGCTGCTGAACCTGTTTTAACAATGGTATATGAATAAGCATCAATACCTGAAGCGTTACCACTTGTCCATGCTGTGCCACCTTGATACTTAGGCGTGACAGATGAACCGTCAATAGTGAAAGCATTATTATAGTATGCTGTTGAACCTTGTGTGACTAAAAATACTACTGTAATAGCTTGCCCTGTAGACATAAGAGTATTTAAAGATGTTGTGCCATTACCTCTTACATTAACTGTCCAGTTAGCACTTGCGTTAGTTGTATAGTATAAGACTGATTGAGTTGTAACATCATAGTTAATTGTGCCTGTAGCTGCAGTAGCTGATATTGTTGTTACTTCTGCTGCATCTTGGAATACTGCACCTAAAGCTGTTGTTGAGCCTGCAAATGTTTGAGTAGCTGTAAATGTACTTGCTACATCATCAAATACTGTATTTGCATCATAAGCCTGTACGTTTGTGCCAATTGCTAGACCTAATGAACTTCTAGCTGAAGCTGCAGTATTAGAACCAGTACCACCTGCTGCAACAGGAATAGAGTCACCACTAACACCTGACTGTAAGTCACGAATTTGTGCCATGAGAGTTCTAATAGCATTGTTAATACCTGAAGGTGCGCAACCCTCATCAATATTAATACCTGCAATATCTGTGTTTAAGTTTGCGCCAGCACTTGTAGAGTCGTACTGACTGATTTTATCTTTTGCCATTTTTTACCTCGTAATTAAATTTGTGACCATGTATCGTTACTTGAACTTGATGCTGTCCATGTATCTGAACCAATGCTTACGTCAGACCATGAGCTACCACCTGCTGTTATTACTGTCCAAGTATCACTACTTGGTGTTACATTTGTCCATGACTCTGAACCTGGTGTAACTGGTGACCATTCTTCACCTAATATCGTACCTGAAGCTATAATATTTGCGACTGCTGAAATACTACCTATGCCAAAGAATATTGCATTTGGGCTACATGATAATAATGCTTCTGCTGTTATATTAGCTTGACCTGCATACAATACACCACCAATTGCTGTGACTGTAGCAGTTCCTGTTATATCTGCATCACTTGTTCTAATACGTATTCCGTCAGCTACGACTGTTGCACTACCTGTAATAGAACCTTCGCCAAGCTGAACTCTAATACCATCTGCTAATACTGTAGCTGTGGCTGTAATAGAACCACTAGATGAGTATATTGCAAAGCCTGTAGCATCTACAGTAGCTAAAGCTGCTATATCTGCAGCACCTACTACAATTTTAACGCCATTAGCAACAACAGTAGTTGTTCCTGTAATATCAGCACCACTAAATGTAATTCTAGTAGCGTTAGCTTCTACTTGTGCGTTAGCAGTTATATCTGCACTACCTGTAGAAATTTTAGTACCGTCTGCTACAACTGTAGCATTGGCATCTATTGCACCACTACTTGTTCTTATTCTAGTAGCATCTGCAACTACTGCTGCGGCTGCATTAATAAGTGCATCTGATATATTTATACAAGCATTAGTAGTCCATAACGTACTATCTAGCGAAATGGCTAAGTTATCTAAACTACCAAATGCGTCTAGTTGGTTTAATGTCCAAGGTCCACATACAGTAGTGCCGTTGTCATAAAATGTATTATCTAAACTATATGGTACATTTTCCAAACTACCATAAACGTCTAGTTGCTCTAGCGTCATTGGCACTGGCATAATTTACCTTAAGATAATGTTACTGAAAGACTACCAATAGCAATTTTGAATATATCGCCTGTGTCAATTGTTTTAGACGTTGTTAGTGGTGAATGATATAAAAGGTTGCCTGAAGATACTGCATCATTAATACCAATCCAACCTACTGTTCCGTATGAAGCTGTTGCTTGTGGGAACTCTACTGCTGTAGTATTTAGTGAAGCTCCATTAGAAGGTGCGCCAAATGTTACTGACTGTCTAACATAACTTGTACTAACTGTGCTAACTTCTGTGCCACTACCTGCATCTGTAGGGTCTGTTGTCCATAGCGATACATAAACCGTTGCTGGTGCTGTATATGTTGTGTTGCGTAGAGTTACATTTATAAGTGCGTTCTCTAAATAGTTACTAATTTCTGCCATAATATTGTCCTTATCTTGGTGTTACGCTTAGTGAAGTGTATGGGTATGTTTGACCCAAGTCGCTTGTTTTAATATTAGCAATTGCTCTATCATATAAAGCTGACCATGTTTGAATACGTGCATCATTCAATAAATATGGCTCTGCTTCTGCTAGAGTTGAATATAATAAAGCGTCTGGGTAGTTAGCTAGGAATAAATTACTAGCAGTTGATGTAGATATAAATGTAGGTTGAGCATAATATAAAATTTGTGCTGTAAAGCTACCATTAGGTGTTGGTGCAAATTGAAACTCTGAACCTAACATTGTAAAGTAAAATGGTTTACCTGATAATGATGTTTGACCATTACGGAAAAACAAATCAGGTGCTTGAAACTCTAGCCTAATAGGTGGGTTACCTTGTAAATGTATTTCTCTTACCTCTAGCATGTCAGAAGGTAA